GGACCAGAAGTGTGACGAGCAGAGAGATCATGGCGCTCTCCTTATGGCACCGGCTCTAGGAGCCGCCGTCGCGCGCCTTCCCGCTGGCGCTTCTCTGCCCCGGTGTAGTCGTACCCGGCAGCCGGGCCTTGCCGCCCGGCTTGCAGCGATGCCTCTAGCGCTCGCTCGGCCAGCGGCATGTTGTCAGGGGTGGCTTTCATCATGATGGCGCGGGCAAAGGCAGGGTTCTGCACCGCTTCGGCCAAGACATCGTTGACGCCGTTGATGCCGCGCGATCGCAATATCGCCATCGTTTTGGCGGCCAGACCGGCGGCGGCGGCCGTCGGCTCGACCATCGCCGCCCCCATCAGGACTGGCGGGCTCAGCATCTCCCCGATATCACCGCGCTTGCCTTCCATGACGGCGCGAAACAGGCTGGCATAGGAGCTCGGCGTGCCGCCCTTGTTGGCGCCGGCCATGACCGGAGATCCCGGCTTGCTGCGCTGCAGATCGGCATCGATCGCCCGCAGTACCTTCATGCCGTCCTCGCCCAGCGCAATCTCCAGCGCGGCGGCTTTGTCGTTAAGAAAGCCGCGGAACACCCGCGGGTTGATTTGGCCGCTTTGCGCGTCAACAAAGCGGTTCGAGGTCAGGAAGTTGACGACGGCGCGCTTTAGCCCGGCCTCGGCGGCGGCGTCGCCGGCAATCTTGCCTTTGAGCAGCATCAGATCCGGCACGGCGTTATTGCCCGACAGCATGCTGGCGATCTGCGGGCCGGGATCTCCCTTCAGCACCTTGCCGATCGAGCCGGCCTCGAACGAGTCTCGCTCGGCCTTTTGCGCCTGCGCCAGCGTCGTCATCTCGGCTGACTGCGCCACCGTCTCGGCCTTCTGCGTGCGGGTTAGATCGTCGATCGCGCGCTGTGCCTGGCCGACATTACCGATCTCGGCATCCAACCCCGGCGCCGCGCGCAGTGCGCCCTGGCGGTTACTTCGCCAGGTCGTCAGCATGTCGTCGGTGAGCGGGCGGCCTTTGGCGAAGCGGTAGAGGTCGTCGACTAGCGCGCCACGCAGGCTCTCCTGCGAGCCGCCGGCCGCAAGGTGGGCCTCGGCTGTCGAGTTGTTCTGCAGGATCCGGGTGGCGACGTTTTCCGGCAGCATCCGGTAGCCGCCAGCATTTTGGCCGCCCTGCAATATGTCGCCGACGGTGCTGTTCTTGAACGTCTCGGCGTGCTGCTTCCAATAATCCTGCCTCTGGCGGTAGAGGGCGCCAGTGGCGTCATCCAAGCCCGCGACGTGCGGCTCCAAGGTCTCGTCTAGCTTCTGCCGTAGCTGCACCAGGCGGGGCACCGAGCGCTGGTCGGCATTTGGATCCAATCCCTGCTGCACCCGGCGCACTTCGTCGGTTATCTGCGAGCGTAGGGATAGCGTCTCGGCCAGGGGCATCGCCTTGCCCTGCATCAGGGCTTTATCAAAGATCTCCAGCTCCTTGCCCGTCTGCGCCGCGTCGTTCTTCAGCATCCCCTTTTGAATAGCCCGGGCAGCTGCCGCGGTGGCGGTCTGATCGGTAGTGGCGTCGGCGGCTGCCAGTTGCTCGTTGAGCGCCACGCCACCCTGTTTGGAGGTAGCCTTCCCCGCCGCCTGCTCGCCGCGGATCAGGTCGCCGCGCTCTTCGGCAGTGAGATCCCGCCCGAGGCGGGCTTGCTCCGATTGCAATCTCTGCTGAGCCGCCTGCGTGGCGGCCTCCTGGCTCGTCGCGAGGTCCGCGCCCCGCTGCTGACCAGCCGCAGTCTCCGCCGCTTGCGTCGTCTCCAGGTTGCGCTGCGCTGTCTCCAGCGGCACCTTTACATTGTAGGGATCCGCCGTCGGATCCGCCTGCCCGCGTAGCGCTGCGGTGCGCGCGTCCGACTGTGCCCCCACCTTCCTGGCGAGATCCTGCTCAGCTTGCGTCCATGTGTTGGGATCTTTCTTCAGGATCCCCGCCACCAGCCGGTTCTCCAGAGCCTGGATCCCCGGATCCTCGGTGATCTGCCCGACGGTGGGGCGGGCCGGCATGCCGGCTTCCTGCCCCGGCAGCAATACCCCGGCGTTGGGATCGGTGCGGGCGGCGTCGTCTGCTAGGCGCTGCTCCAGCTGTTGCTTCGGCGTCAGGTTGCGCGGCCCGGTTTCCCACCGCGGGCCCGGAGGCGGCGGAGCGGGTGGCGGGGCTGGTGGGCCTTGGGTAGAGGCGACATCCTGCACGGCCGCCGGATCCTTCGCCGCATCAAGCAGCTGCCGGCCTGCCGCGGCCTCCTGCCCAGGACGCAATTGCGGCCCGAAGAAGCGGCCCAAACTGCGCAGCCCGGCGGTGCCGGCGGTGATGGCGGCCGGCAGGGCGGTGCCGAGCGCGGCGCCCATCATGCCGCCCTGCTTGGCGCCTTCGAGCGCGGCCTGTCCCCCCGCGGGGGCCTCGTCGATTGCCCCGGACACGGCTCCGGTGGTGCCGCCAAGGAGGCCGCCGAGGCCGAGCGATGCGCCAAGCCGCCCGAGCCCGGAGGGGATCTGCGCGATGGCTTGGCCGGCTCGGGCGATCCCCGGCAAGGGCATGGCGACGCCGCCGACCACATTGCCGGCGATGTTGGCTGCCGGGTACTGCGTGGCGAACTCGTCGCGCGCGGTCTTTACTTCACCCGCGCCGGTGCCCCACGGTTGCCCGGTGATGATGTCGCGCTGGTAGCCGCGGGCGACATCGCCGGCGCCGAGCGTCGCGCCGTGCAAACCGGCATCGACCGCGTTGTATGTCTCCGGCATGCCGATATACGGCCCGACATAGCGCAAGATATTGCCGACGGCTTGATCGAGTCCGGTCTGCGCCCCGGCGAGGGAGCGCCGGTCTGTCGGCGGCGGCGCCGGCTGCCCGGTGATCTGCGCCTCGGACGGCAGAGTGCCGGCCTCGCCCTTCTTGGCGATCGTCTCGGCGCGCTGCTGCCAGGGTTGCTCGGCGGGCGGCACGGCAGCGCCCGGCGTCGGGGCTGCGGCGGCGGCAGCCTTCTCCGCCTCATCGATGATCCGCTGGCTGCGGGCGAGCCAATCTTCTGCCATGTCACTGGTGCCAGTTGCGGTTGGCGATCATCTCGGCCTGCGAGATCAGGCGTCGCGCAGCTGCCGGGTCGGCCTTGGCGAGGCGGGCCATGTAGGCGTCCTTGTCGGGTTCCGACATGCGCAGGAAGACAAAGGGAATCGCCGAGATCGAATCGTCGAAGCCCTGCGGGTCGTTCCTATTGCTCCTCATGTGATTGTCCAAGGCCCGCTGGCGGTACACCTGCCAATCCTCGATGCCCTGCATGTATTTGAGCTCGGCCTTGTAGCCCTTCTCGGAAGTTTCCGGCGTCGGGAACGAGGCGTTGAGCGCGACCTGCTGGCGTTCCGTCGGGTTCGGATCAGACGCGCGCAACGCCGCCCGCACCCGCTGGCCCATCAGATACTGAGCCTGCTCGTAGCTTGCGACGTGGTCGCTATTCCACCCGAGGACTGACTGCGTCAGTCGGTTGAAAGCTTGCTTGCCAGGCGCCAGCGGGCCTTGCCAGTCAAGGGCGCCGCCGCGCAATAGGAACTCGGTATCCGGGCGGCTGCGAGTGGCGGCTTTGCCGGCCTCTTGGATCTCGTCGACCGTCTTGATCTGGCTCCGGCCCAGCCCCTTCTGCACCTCTTCCAAGCGCGGGCTCTCGCCGGAGAGGACACCCGGCACAGGAGCAGCGCCGGCGGCCCCCGGAGAGGCGGCAGCGCCGGGAGCGATCCCGGCGGCGGCATCGCGCTCGGCATCCAGTTGCTTGGGCGATACCCAGCGAGTGTAGGACTTGCCGTCCGGGCCGAGGATCTTCACCTCGCGCGGGGTTTCCTGCTCCTTGCGGATCGCCTCGTCCGTTTTGTGGGTTTCGCCTCGCCTCAGGGATGGTTCCTGCCCCTCGGCCTGCGCCTGGGCGATCGGCCCCGCTGTCGTCAGGCTAAGGATCGATTTATACTGCTCGTGGATATTCGTATACATCGCGTTCATCTGGTCTTTGGTCAGACCGCGCTGGAACGCCAGCGTCTCTTTCTGTTGATCGGTCAGCGCATCCCAGCGCTTCTGCGCGGCGGTGAGCGATGCCTCAAAACTCTTGTTCTGCAGCTCGATCGGCTGCCGCGCCTCGGCTTCGGCCGCAGCGGTACGGCCCGCGATCTCGATCCCGGCTTCTTTCTGCAGAAAGTCGGGGACATGCACGCCCATCATCGTCAAACCGAGCACGACGCCCTGCGCCTGGCGGGCGCGCTGCGCCACCTCTGGCGACACGGCGGGAGGCGCGCCGCCGGCAGCCCGCGGGATGACCGGACGCGCCGGGACACCGGGCTGCTCGGGTGCTGCCGGCAATGGTTGCGCTTGCGGCATCGTCGGCGGCCCGACCGGCGGCGCCGGCAGCGTCACCGTCATGGCCCCCGGCACCGGAGCCGCCCCGGCTGCGCCAGGAGGCGACGGCATCCCCACCGACGCAGCACCTGGCGGGCCGCCAGCAGCGGGCGGCGGCGGCACGGGAGGCGCGGCCATGACACTCGGCACTGGCGGCGCACCAGCTGGCGGCCCGCGGAGGACGCCGGAGCCAAATGTCGGGCCGGCAGGAGGCCCCGCCGGGACAGCCTCGCCCGAAAGCGGCTCCACATTTATCGGCCTGTCGTTGCCTTGCACCGGGACAGGGGGCTTCCAACCGTAACCGCCGGGCTCGTAGCGCAGTCCGCCGCCAAGCCCGCCGCCCATCACTGACGGGGCGGGTGCGGGTGTGCGGGGATCGGGCGGCAGAACGCGGTTCCCCACCTGCGTCTGCTCGGGGCCACCCGTGCCGGGAGCAGCTGGTGCATAGGAGGCGCCCTGGTTGCTGGCGAACATGCCCGCGAAGTCAGGCACGGCAGACAAAGCGGTGGTGGCTGCCGGGGTGCCGCCGCGCTCGCCGATGCCGGTAAATCCGGTGATGCCGAGCTTCTTGGCGCCGTTCCAATCGCCCCAGCCGTTTTTTGCCGCGTGCTGCAGCGCGTAGGTAATCGTCGCCTGTTCGTTTTTCGGATCGAGCGGATCAAGTCCAGTGTCGCGTTGGAACAGGTTGCCGACGCCGCCCCCGGTGTAGAGCTGAAACGCACCGCCGGATTTGCCGCCATCTCCCGAGAAAGTGCCAAGCCCCTCCGATTGTGCCACCCGCACGGCGATATCGGGGTCGATGTTGAGCCGCGCCGCCTCGGCTCGGATGTACGGTTCCATGCCCCGCGGATCAGCGCCGCCCCCGCCAGACGCCGCCGCGGGTGGCGTGGTACCGCTGCCGCCGGATCCCGCCGCCGCATCGGCCGGCGTCACCACGCCCGGTCGGCCTTGGTTCATCCATTGCTGGGTGACCTCGTAGCCTTTCTTTTTGAACTCGATCTCCGCGAGCTTGCTTTGCGCGGTGGCACGGTGTTGCGCGGCCTCGTCGAACTCGGTGCCGAATTTCTGCTGCCCGAGTAATCCCGCGCCCAGCGCGCTGCCGAAATTGCGCGGCTCCAGCGAGGGGCCGCCGCCCTGCAATAGCCCGGCCCATAGGCCCATCATGGATTGCGACCGCTTTGCCCGGTCGTACTCGGTCGGGTCCATGTAGCCGGCCTGGTCGAGCAGTCCCGGTGTCACACCGCCGCTGAGCGCGTTGAAGATGTCGCCGATCCCTGCCATGCGCTGCGGTCCTTGGGGTGCTTGGGTTGAGCCAGTGCCGGTACTGCCTATCGGCAGCCGGCCACCGCCTGGCGAGATCGCTTCCAGGTGGTTGATTTCCCGCGGATCCTTTGGATAGAGCGGGAAGCCGACACCGTACTGAGGGTTCGCGCGGATCCAGGCGAGCACCTCGGGATCCTTCACGAGATCCAGCGCCGCCCCGGTCCCTGGCGGCCCGGTGCCGGCCCCGTGGCGGCTGTTGGGCGCGTCCGGGTTGACCTCCATCTGGCGGTCGCGGTCGCGGTAACCGCTGATGATCGCCAGCCGCCCGCGCAGATGCTCGGGCATCGCCTGCGCCATCTGCAGGAAGCGGTTCGAGAGATCGGAGCCGACGCCCTCGACGCTCGACGCGCCGCCCATGCGCGCATTACCTGTGGCCCACGGAGCCAGCGCGGCAGTTGCCTGGCGCAGCGTCGACTCATCCTCGGGGGGTGGCGCGGCGCCCTCGCCAAACCGGGGCGTGCTATCGGCAAAGGACGGGGGCTCGCCGGCCGGCAGCACGACATCGCCCGCGGGAGCCGGGCGCGGCGCGGCAAAGATGGATGGATCGCGTTGCTGCCCCCAGTTCTCGGCGCCGGGGGAGAAGAACGGCACCTGCCCGCTGCTGGCCCGCAGCAGCTGGTCTTGCGGCGGCAGCGCTCCGAAGGGGGTGGCGCCGTCCTGGGGTCGCCCTGCAGCCGCTAGCCGCAGGAAACCCGGCATCGCGGGGCGAGGGACAAAGTTGTACCAGTTCGGCACGTCCTCCGGCGATGACCACCAATCGTCGTAGGCAGCCATGCCCTACTCCCGCAGCGCCGCCCCGATCGCGCCGGCGTAATCCACGGCTTTGAACCCGAGGTTGGTAGTCTGCACCGCGCTGGGGGCGATGCGCTCGACCTCGTCGGCCATAAAGCCGATGCGGCGGGTGGGATCGCCCCGATAGCGGAAGGTGTGCAGCGGCAATGCCCCGACATTGCCCACCTGTTGGACGTCTTCCTTGAGGCGACGATCGGAGCCAAAGAAAGGCAGAATGCTCGTTGCGGTTCGGCCGATGCCGCCGAAGATATCGCCGATGCCCTTGCCGCCGCCGCCGCTGCTCACAACGTCGCCGCCGCCACCGTAATTGCCATTCCCCCAGTAGTTGCCGCCGCCACTGTCCCCGGTGTTGCCGGTGTAGTCGCCGCTGTAGCTGCCGGTGTAGCTGCCGGGAACATAGCCGCCGCTGCTGCCGCCACGGCTGCCGCCTCCCAGCTGGCCGAGCAGATTGGCGCCGGCCCCGAGCATGCCGATCGTCTGCGCCGCCGGGCTGCCGTAGATCGGTTGCTGGGAGACTTCCGAGCGGCCGGTTGGCTGCCCCAGCAGAGACATGTAGTTCTGCAAATTCGTCCAGGGCGCGGCTTGCTGTTCTTTCCACGCCTGCATGGCGCTGTCGATTTTCGGCTGATCGATGGCCGCCAACCCGGCGCCGGCCTGCGTCATCGCCTGCGGCCCCGCCAGCGATGCCTGAATCATCCCGGGCGCCATCCCGGCGCCCTGCAGGGCCCGCCCGGTGCCCGTGTCGTAACCCTGCTGCAGCGTGTTCAGCGCATTCTGCATGCTGGTCGCGTCGGCCAAGCTCAGTTGCCCGGACTTGTAGGCGCTGTCGATTCCCTGGCCGTACCCGGTGAGGCCGAGCGCGCCGCCTTGGTAGAGATTTTGTCCCTGCTGCTGCAAACCCTGCAGGCCAAGCTGGCCGCCCTGCGACAGGTTTTGCCCGTATTGGTTATAGCCCTGCAGCCCAGCTTGGGCCGCCGCCGCCTGGTTCTGCCCCTGCTGCTGCAGCCCCTGCAATGACAAGCCACCGGCTGAGGTCAGCCCTTGCTGCTGTAGCTGCTGCGCGTTGAGCCCGGCCTGCGCTGCCGCTTGCGCCGCGCTCGTCGATTGCCCGAGGCCGGAGAGGTATTGCTGGCCCAGCGTGCTGGTGGCTTGGTTCTGCAGCTGGCGTTCTTGGTTGTAGGCGTTGCCGTAAATGTCGGCGCCCATGTTGCCGAGGGCCTTGCCGAGGTTTTGTTGGTTCTGCCCTACAGCGTTGCTGAGCGAGGGGCTGCCGTAGCGACCGGCGGCGGCATACGAGCTTTCGGTGCGGGGTGCGGTGGCTGTCGTATACGCCCGACTGGTGGCATCCGAGGCCGAGCGGTACATGTCGTTGAGGTACGGGTTGCTGCCGACATAGGCGCCCGAGCTCTGCGCCATCAGCTGCTGCATCGCCGGGTTGAGGGCATTCGCGGTCGCAGAGTTAAAGCCTAGCTGGCTCTGGTAGGGGGAGATGCTGCCGGGGATCTGGGAGGCGTTCTGCGCCAGCTGTTGCCCGTAATTAGCCCCGGTCTGCCCCGCTTGCCCCGCGGTGTTGTTGAGCTGGTTGTATTGGTTGGCCCCTAGGTTGGAAGCCATCTGCCCGACCTGGGTCAGATTGCTGCCGTAATTGGCCCCCGTCTGCGACGCCTGCCCGCCAATCTGGCCCAGCTGATTGTAGGCATTCTGCCCAAAAGCCGCCCCGGTTTGGCCGTATTGGCCCAAGGCGACGCCGGATTGCGCCGCCTGCTGCTGCTGCGGCGAGGTGCCGTAGCCCTGGCTTGTAAGTCCGGCATAAGCGGGGCTGTTGGCGACACCGTACCCGCCGGCAGTGGCGTTGTAGTACGGATTGAGCGCGGCTTGAGATATGCCGCTCGCGTTGACGCCGTAATTGTACGCGTCTTGATAGCCCTTGATCCGCTCAGGCTGCCCCCACTCCGTTACCCGCTGTCCCGGGAACGGCTGCTGCGGGACTTGCTCCAGCAGGTTTTGGGCACTCTCCCACCCGCCTGCCAGATAAGGGGCCTGAGCCTGGCGCAGCGGGTCCATGACGGTGCTGGTCTTGGTGCCGACCTGTGACGCGCCCTTACTCATGGGGGACGATCCTTGTCATGTAGCCGCCGGCGATGCGGAAGCCGCCGGCCTTGCTCCAGCCGATCCGGCCGACGCCCGACAGCATGGTGGCACCCAGCGCGCGGGCCATCTCTTCGAGCTTGGCGGTAAAGAGCGGCGCCCACTCGCTAATGCCGGTGTCGTTGCCGGGGCGGCCGCCGATAAAACTGACGTCGAGCACCCGGCGCCGCGGGTAATCCCGCAGCTCCGTCACCGCGACGACCTGTAGCTGCCCGCGCTCGATAAAGAGCAGCGTGCAGCGTCCCTGACAGACCTGGATCAGCACATCCTCGGGTTCGTAGCACCCCTGCGTGCGCACGGTTGCTCTGCGGAGCAGGGGGAATATCTCGTTCCACCGACGCAGGATCTCGGCCAATGGTGGGGCGCGGACGGTAAACTCCGGCTCGATTCCGGGGACTTCAGCCAAGGCGGCCGCAAACCCCGCCGGGTTCACCCGAACACCGCCAGGCGAATGTCACGGGCTGCGGCGTCGGTGTTGTGGTGCAGCACGACCGAACCTGTATCCACCTCGAACCACATTGTGCCAAGCGCGCCGGCGCCGGCCGCGCTCAGAGCCATCGGCAGAATCACCGAGAACGCGCCAATGCGGCTGTCGGTGATCGTGGTGCTGGCGGTGCTGGCGGCGAGCGACGCATCGATGACGACATTTTGCTTGCCCTGAATAACGGAGTTGAGCCCGCGGGCGATGCGATCTAGCCATTCCGAGTAGTTCGTCGGCGACATATGGTCCGGCACCGGCGGCACCACCGGGCGCACCCCGCCACCGGAAACGGTACGGCTGGCGACGCGCAGGCGGGAGAGACGGGGCAGCGGCATTAGCGCAGCCGCCATTTTTTGGTGTGCGCGGGTGTCGGTAGCATGATAAACCCAAGAGATGGGGAAAGGTGTGTTTATCGATCTCACGGGGCGGCAATTGGGCCGCCTTACCGTCATCAGGCGCGCGCCCAACCATAAGGGTAGAACTATGTGGCAATGCCAATGCTCCTGCGGAAACTCCGCAGTGGTGGGCAGTAGCCACCTCATCAATGGTCATTCCGGACGATCAGGCGAGTCCCGGTTCACACGGTCGTGCGGTTGCTTACGCTCCGAGTTTGCACGGCAATCCAAACACGGGATGTCGGATACTCCGACTTATCATATCTGGCGAGGCATGATGAGGCGCTGCTACAAGATAGGCTTTTCGGCCTATCCTCCATACGGAGGGCAGGGCATCACCGTTTGCAAGCACTGGCACACATTTGCGAATTTCTACGCTGACATGGGTGAGCGGCCGGAAGGCAAAACCCTCGACCGCATTGATAACGCCGGCAACTACGAACCAAGCAATTGCCGCTGGGCCACGCCAAAGGAACAGTCACAGAACCGCCGAAGCGTCCGGCTGATGACCTATGCCGGGGAAACAATGAACATGAGCGATTGGGCGTCGCGCCTTGGCATCACAAAGACAGCTTTATCGCGGCGAATTGAGGCTGGATGGCCGTTAGAACGTGCCCTTACCGTACCGCAACCGCCTCGTTACCGTAATCTGCCCTCCGGTTGAGGACTTACCTCGATGCCCGAAAGATGGCTAAACGCAGTCCCGGCGGGCAATTGCAGGCGCAGTCGCACATAGCGCCCGGTCGAGCGCAGCCCGCAATTGCCCAGGATCGACACCGGCACGTTGACCCCGTAGGTCACGGCTTGCCATTGCTGCTCGCGGTATCCTGCGGCGATCGTGGCAGGGGCGCCGTTGCCCTCGATCAGCGGCCGCGCGGTGCCGTGCAATTTGGTGCGGCGGCCTGGCAGTCCGCCCTCCGCGGTTTCCACGGTGGGGCCTAGCGGCGGCCCGGTGAATTGCGCAAAACGGTGCTCGGCGTCAAACACACCGACATCCGGCTTGCTGGTCACCCAACTCATGCTGTCGAGGCTGGTGACGAAATCGTCGAGCGGGCCGTAGGGGTCGAGATCGTCGATCGACAGCGATGACGATATGTTCGCCTGCAGCCACTCGAACGGTTCTAATTCGCACAGCGTCCAGCGATCGAGCGCCCAGTTGTAGACCAGCAGCCGGTTGTACAAAGAAGACGACGTGCCGGCGCCGTGATAGGCCCACAACACGAGATTCGCATAGGGGACGCTGACGCCGGCGATCTGCTGCCGTCGCGGCGGCAGCATGTCCTCGTAGACAAAGCGGTCGATTCGTTGCGCGCCGATGCTCTGCGCCGCGGCGCCATCCCATGCCAGAAAGCCGTCGTCTGAGTACCAATACGCCACCGAGCGCATACCGGACGGCGACGGCATCCGCCGCGATACGATCGACCAGGGGGCGACGCAGCCCGCGACCCCCTCACTGACGGCGAAGCTCCATATGGCCGGCGAGCCGACGTAGGCGATTCGGATGCAGCCCCTCTCGAATATCGCCCCGCCATCGGCGCCAGACAGGTTGCCGCCGACGATGCCCCGGAGATGCCCCATCTCCGAGGATTCCAAATCCTGGAAATCAGACTGGCGCATTATCGCGAGATCAGAGCCCGGGGTCGGCCAGTCGTGGGGATCTCCGATCGACGACCACCACAAACGCCGTGGCCGCTCGCCATCGACCGGATCGTTGGTGCTGCCGAGGAAGACAAAATCTTTGATGACCGCGACGTACTTGGCTTTCGGCGCGTCCGCAGAGAGATCGGCGAACAACCCGGTGCCGCCGGTGCGGATGTTGAAAAATTGCGGCGGGTCGATGTAGTTCGTAAAGATGACCACGTCGCCGAACGCCGCGGCGCTCCAGGCTCCGCCGTCGTCATAGCTCAGGGTGTCGTAGCCCCCCGCTTTGCTGACATCGACCCAATCGCCGGCAGTGTCGCGGAAAAAGCGCATCAGCTTGGTCTGGGTGGCGACGAACATCCAGACCTGCCGCGACGGGTCCATCAGGGTGAGAGAACCGAAGGCGCGTTCCGGCAGTGGCTCGGTGCTGACCATCGGGCTAGGCATCGGGCCGTAGGAACCCTTGGTGCGCGCGATGACGTTGCGTGTCGCGGTGGAGCCGGTGCCGGCGGGTTGGTCCGGCACCCACTCGGCGAAGGGCAGGACCGGCATCAGGGCGTTTCCCCAACCGGCATCACCCGCAAGGGCGAGCCGCCCCAGGTGGCGGCGATGTCGGCCCGGCGAATGCGCTCGAACGCCGCGTCTCGCAGCTGGATCCAGCCGACGACCCTCTCGTCGTTGCCGATGTATCCCTCGGCGCAGGCGAGCGAGCCGTATAGGTATAAATCCGGATAGGCGTCCAAGCACCAGTTGCTGGCAACCCGCGAGGACAGCGCCGGCAGCCCCTGCATGTAGTCGAGCACCACCGGCAGATCAGTGTCGGGCGGCGGCGAGATGCGCAGCTGCAGGCCCTCCAGCGTGTACCAGAGCGACCGGCCGGCGGCTGAAGCGTCATGCCAGTCGAGATCGTCGAGCTCGGAGGGCGTGCGAAACCGCAGCGGCACGGTGTTGTAGAGCGCGCGGCGCACCGCGGCGAAGTCGCACGGCAGTGGAAAGATACCGTCAGCGCCCCAGATTTCGACCCCGACTTGCTCGGCGAAGCGGGTGCGCAGCCGGTCGCGGGCCTCGGCCTCAAATAATGCGATGAAATCGGGGACCGCGGGAGAGATCAGGGGATCGTCCGGGCGGCCGATCCAGTTCAGAATGCTCGCCGACAATTCAGAGTAAGTGCTGAAGGGCATCAGTGACACTCTTTATCCGGGTCAAGGCGATTTTCGGTCGCCACCCCGCCGACGCCGCTGCAAACCGGGCACGGCTCCGGGTAGAGCCATTGATGGTCGACGAGCAGTAAGCCCCAACCTTCGCATTCGGGGCACTCAGAGCCGGCCCCCACCCGTGCGGAGTTTGTTGAACTCGTTACTCGAGAGGAGTTCATTGATTTTCTTCCCGTGATTTGGGTCGAGGATGTTAACCCCCAGCGTGTGCAGCCACTCGTACTGCACGATATCGGGGATGCGGGCGACGTGCTGCATGTCCCCGCCCCGGGCGCCGTCGAGCCGATCCTCCGCATTGTGCCGCAGGATCTCGTCCACGTCGGAACTCTCCCAGTAGCGCCGGATGATGATCTGGTCGCCGTCGATCTCGATCGTGTTCCACGCCCGCGCAACGGGGTCCATGTCGAGGAGGTATTCAGTCGCCATGTGCGCCTCTAGGTGATGTAGCGCCAACTCCGGCCTTTGCGGATGTCGGTGACGTGCGTCAAGGATAGATCGAACATTTCGGCGAGTACCCAGCGTGGTGCTGAACTAGCGCGGATAAAGCGCACGTCATCTGCTGTCAGCTTGGCGCGCCCGTTGTGTTCGCCTTGGAACTTGTCGAAACTGGCGTTTTTTGTCTGCTGCGATTGAGTAGCCCAGCGGACATTGCCTAGCTCGTAATTACCGTCATTGTTAATTCGATCGAGCGATAGGCCGGGCTCCGGAGGATCGCCGATATCGGCGTAATACGCCTCAAAGCTGTTAGTCCAGCGCTCGCAAACCTCAATGCCGCGGCCGCCATAGTTATGCCACGCGGCATTGTTGGGATTGCCGCATCTTGCCTTCATGCTCTTCCAGCGCTCGTAAGCGCTCGTTCTCTTGCCGCCGGCCTGGCCGTGCGTCCGATGCGCGGCGCCTATCCTCGCTTTGACATCGCAGCCGCAGCTGCCCTTCTTTCCCTGCTGCAGGGCATTGCCCACAGCGATAACGTCGGTGGCACCGCAGTCGCATACGCAGCGCCATAGCGCCCGTCCCTTGGCGAACCCAGCCGGCTCTACGACGAGCAGCAGGCCGAACCGCTCCCCGACTAACTGACGTACTGGCTTACCCATGAGAAATCCCCTGCAATGCTGCCATTGACAATGATAGCATCGCAGGGGTAAGGTGCGTAGCGTTACCTGCCTAAACGGCAGATAATGTCAACTGAGGTCGAATACACCACCGCTCCCAGCTTCGTTCCTTGCTTCTAATGTCACCTCTGTAAGCATTAAATGCTTCTCTGAGTCTCCGGTTTTGGCAAGTTCCTCCGACTGGATGGGGCGGAGGTACGCGAGCTTCCACAAGTCCGGATTAATGACAAGGGCGTCCGTCGCTCTTACCACGCGATCCGGCCTTATTTCCAAGCTGCCGAAATCATGTACATCATTCTGTTACCTGCCCTTGCGGGGCCGGGCTGGTCATTTCTGCCAGCCTCTCCGCCTTTCGAAACGGAGGTCGGACTCTATCTTCACCCGTTGCCCGGGTGCCTGACGTATTAGTCTCTGAGGGTTCCGGTCTTCGACCGGCCTTCCCTGCTGATTGTCCAATCCGATGGATTTTCACGGTTGCCCGTACCAGCGGCTCTAAGGAGTTCCCAGCATATAGTCAGGTTTTAGATCGGCATGTATGTCTACCGATCGACTGCAGCGTACAGCTTCTCCGGGGCGGCGTCCACATAGCGGGTGGCGTTACCCGTGAAGGTAGACATCACCTGTTTCTGTTTCGGCCCGACGAGGCACAGCCGCGCCTCTTCGTTGGAGTTTGTGAAAATCCCCTGCAGGACTGTCTTCAAACTTCCTTCCGTGAAGGCACGGGGGGTGCCTGGCGTTCTGGTCCCCGTTCCATCGGCGGCTGCCGGGTCGACGCCCGTTGCACCTTCATCGGTGTTTGTTTTCAGCCAGCTAAGCACGGAAGCGGAGACCCGGGCGGTGCTTGTCGTGCCTGCCGACTTGCCGAGATTAAGTCCAACACACATGTGCTCGATGTCGAGACGCAGTTGCTTGCCGAGTTTTACCAACTGCATACTCGTCTCGGTCGTGCGCCCGGCCTTATCTACGACATCAGCCGTGCCGCTGACGATAAGTGTCTTTCTGAGGATCTGCGTGTAGTTCCCCAAACGGACAGTGGGCGTTACGCTGTCGAAGGTTGCAATGTCGTCGCCTTCCACCTGCGCATTGCTACCGGGGGCGGCGAGAACATCGGTTTGCCATTCATGGTACACCGCCTTGGCAGACGTTCTACCAACAGCGGTGACGAAGGGCGTCTCAAAAGGTGAGATTCTCCATATCATTCCGGTAAGATCTTCTCGCAGGCCCCTCAACTGATAGGTCTGCGCCGTTCCACCTAGTACTGCCATAACTGAGAGCTCCGATCGAAAGGGTTCATTGGAGCCACTGCGCAACAATGCGAGCGGCGTTTTCGACCGACGGCTGTTGCTCGAACCGGGATGCCAGCTGGGTCATGCGGTTGCTGTTAGAAGCCACACGACTGCTGCCGGGCCGTTGAACTTGCGGTGCTGGCGGAGGTGTGCGTTTGGCGTTGGCCTTGGCGACGTTGGAGGTTTGCTCCTCCGCGGACATTGCCTTCAGCGCGAGGCGGATTGCCCGATCGTCGATGCAGTCGATGATCTCCTGGTCCTGGAACCCTTGGGTTCGCAGGAACTGGCCTAATCGGCTGCCGATCTCCTGGGCTTTCTGTGGATCCGCGAACTCGGGCATGGCTTCCACCAGCCTTGCGTGCGCGAACCGTTTTGCCTGCTCTTTTTGCTGCGCCAACTCTTGGCCGTGCTGCTGCTGGACGCGTTGCACCTCGTTGTTGATCCAACTGAAGTGCTGTTGCATTGCATTAAACTCGGCCGATTTGCGTACATACTCCGCTGGGTTTTCGCTGCTCAGCTGCACCCAATTGATATTCGCGAACTCCTGGGCTTGGGGCAGCATGACCTGGCGAAACACCGACAAGTTTTGCACGTATTGCTGTCGGTCCTGGGTGGCTTGTTCGAGCCTCGCCGTGGCGATGCGCTCGACTTCGGCCCGCTCTTGCGTGGCTCGGTACACGGCGCCCGCCATCTCGCTGTCCCGGCGGCGGATTGTCTCCTGCACGGCGGGTGGCAGCGTCTGCCAGGTTTCGCGATCCTTGCCATTCCATCCGGCCGGCGCTTCGATGGGCGGTCTGCCATCGGCATCCGCTTCGGGCTCTCCGGCGTCGTCGTCACCGCTGGCCGGGCTCTCATCCGGTGCGGTCTCATCCGACGGCTCATCGGCCGCCAATGATCCTGGGCTGTCGCTCTCAACGTCGTCGCCATCCAAGAGGCCGACGAGCACATTGGCGACTTCGCGATCGGTGACCGGCGCGCTCTCCGGCGCAGCAGGCGCGGCATCGCTCTCGGGCGCCGCTGCTGCGGCCCCGTTGGGCAAATCGGACATGGGGGTTCCTAGTAAGTTGGCTTTGGTGGTGGCGGCAGCGGCTCCGGCGGCACGCTTGGATCGCGCGATGGCGGGATAAAGCCGCGCTCGCTGGCAGATACCTGAGCGACAACCTCGATCGTCTGCTGCCGGGGGATGTCCTTACGGTACTTCCACAGTGTCTTGGCGCCGGCAGCGCGCAGCCGGCCATTCTCGTAGTTCCGCTGGTCCTGCTCGGACCACTCGTCGTAGGCCCGGGGGTAGGGGCGGTTGCGCAGGGCGTCGCGCCAACCGCGCTGCGACAGCGTGGAGATGTAGCCTTTCAGCGCGATGCTGGCGGTGTTTGGTCCCATCAGCGCCCCGTGGGCAAAAGTGGGCAAGATTAGGCAAAAGTGGGCATGCCCTACGCTGCCCAATCCTCCCGGCGTTCCTCCCGCAGCTGCTGCGCCGTCGCCACAGCCTCAGCGTCGCCGAGGAACGCCTTCAGCTTGGCCTCGACCTCGCGCAGCGCGCAGTGCAGCCGATAGAGCGTCTCGCGGCCCTCGGCGTCGCCCACCCGGCTGGTGCGCCAGCGCTCGGCGAGATCATCGGCCAGCACGTCGATCGCCAGCTGGAAGGTGGGATCCTCCAGGATCCGCTTGGCCTGCTCGCCGAGGCGCGAGGTTGATTCCGCGATCTCCTGCGGGATCTGCCCCTGCCCGCGCCGCCGCAGCCTGGCGAGCAGCTTCTCAGCAATCATGGGCTGGCAGCAGGGGCCGCGGCGGCGGCGAAGCCCTGCGCGATCTTGGCCTCGCTCTCGCGCTGCTGCATGTCGGCCCGCATCTTCTCGATGGCGAGCTCATGCTGCAGCTTCAAGATTTCGAGCTTGTACCTATTCTCCGCGTCGCGCTGCTCCAGCGCCATGCGGTGCGCCAATTGCTCGCGCTCCAGCTGGATCTCGCTGTTGGTGCGATCGCGCTCGATGGCGATCTCTTGCTGCGCCTGCTGCCCGCTGACGGCAACTTGCGCTTCCGCCTTCTGCTTGTTGATCTCGGCTTGCGCCTGCGCTTTCATCTGGCCCAACGCCATCTGCCCTTTGACCTTCTCCATATCGGGATCCGGCTTCTCGGGTGGCGGCTGCATCCCCTGTGGCGGCGGTTGGCTCGGGTCGGCAAAGAACGATTCCTTAAACCCGGCGCTCTCCGTCATCTTCTCCAGCGCGGCATAGACATTCTGCGGGTAAACCAGCGGCCCCGTCGGCCCGCCTTGCAGCTGCACGATGCCGTTTTGCAGCTGCAGGATTGCCATCAGGTGCTGGGTGATTTGATCCTTGTTCCCGGTGCCCAGCCCCACATTGACGACGACATCGAGCTCCTCTTCCCAGTCGCCGGGGGACATGGTGAGCGGCTTGCCGGTGACCATGATCACCCGCGCCGTCTGCTGGTGGCGGCGCACCAGGCCCAGGATCCCACGCACGAGCTCCTGCACCGAGCGGCCATAGACGCGCGCGATAAGCTCGCAGCGTTGGCTTGCCGCCTGCTGGATCAGCGATACGCCGGTTGCCGTCTTATTCAGATCGTCGGGATTCAGCCCTTGATTGTGGCGCGCGACGCCGGTCCGCACCTCCTGCGTCTGATCGAGGTACTCGACGAGCGGCTGCGCGCTGGCGGCCACAAACGGGGTGATATGCGGGACGATGCCGGCGGCGTCGCGAGCCCGGATGATACCGCCCGGCTGGCTGTGCAGGATGTCCGACTGGGTATTTTCGTTGACAGCGTTGTCGCTGACGATGATGCGGGGGTTGTTCGTTAGATAAATGTTGTCCAGCATTTGTCTCAAGAGCGTGCTCTTGATCCTCTGCAGATCGAGGATGAGATCCGCCAGGCTGTGCCCGCCCGCCAGTGTATGCGGCATGGGGATAGGACAAAACCAAGTCAGCGGGATCTCCGGCACGGGCTCTACGTCGATCTTGCCGTCCTTCTTCAGCAATACCCGCTGGCCGTCATTGACAGTCATTACCTTGCAGAGTTCAGCAATGCCGTTCTGGTCATAGTCCATGAGGAGATAGCTCTCCTCGCACCAGACCTGGCGCATGCTCTCGTCGAGCGGATCGTCGAACAGCGAGGACACCAGCGGTTCCTGCCGCCGCAATGCCTCATCCGAGCCCATAAAGCCGGTGCCCAGGCAATCGCGGATGCTGTCCTCGTCGTAGCCCTCGGCGAGAAGATCGCTGAAGGTGCGAGCGCGCCGGTGGCAGACAAAGGGCATGTAGCCCCGCCGGCACTTCGGCGAGAACAGGATCTCCTCGGGCGGGACGTTTTCCAAGACGACCCGGCTCTCCTCGTAGGTGATCGTCAGATCGCAGTCGTGCAGCGGGCCTTCGACCGGATCGACATACTGCTTGCTCTCCAGCACTTCGACGCTGCCGCCCTTGGCCGTAAGCTCGGCGATCTTTGCCTGGTACTCCTGCGGCGTCAGGCCCGAGCCAGACCATGCCTCCTGGCGGGTCTTGACCTGCCACCAGCGCTTGACCCAGCCGATCTTGCTGAGGAGGCCGTCTTTAAAAGCATCGTGGAGGACGGAGAAGCCGTCATTGTCTCGATAAAATATCTGCGTAATGTATTGAGTTGCCGTTTCAGCCGCTTGTTCTTCCGCCTCTCCCGGCTTGGTTGCCTCGACAACGGCGATCTGGTCGCTGGCAACAAATATCCGCAACAGCGCGGGCAATACCCACTCGACAGCCTCCATGACATTCCGGGAGACGATGCTGCTGTGGCCGGGCCGCTCTGTCCCCAGCGGCTTGCCCTCGTAATAGCTGAGAGCCGTCGCCCGCTGGGTCGATAGCTCGTCCCCGTCCTGGCCGACAGCATCGCGGAGCTCGCGCCCGATGATGGCGAGGACGTCATCCTCGGACATCCTTTCGCGCTTCTTCGTCGGCGCCGCACGGGCACCGGGGAACGGCCCGGAGCCGCGGGCGGGGAGCTCCACGATCTCGGCGCTGTCAGACATGGCTTAAGCTCGGCGCTGCGTGTTGTTGGTCGGGCTTAGCCGCGGTGTGTCCAGGCGCACCTCAAGCTCGGTGCAACGCGCCATCGCCGTGTTGAGCATCCTCTCGACCTCCACCATCCGGGCGTGCAAGGCGTCGAGGCGGCCTTCGATCTCCAGGACGCGCCGATACTCGGCAATGCTGCTCATGCGGCCTCCGGCGCATCGGCGTCAGCACCCTCGACGGCGGCATTCTGCTGCGGCGCGCCACCCATCGCATTGATGATCCGGGTCAGCTCGGCAACCTCCGCCCGTGCCGCAGCAAGCTCGGCTTCGAGCTCGCTGATCCGTTCCTCGGGGTTGGACTGCATTACTTCCTCTCGGAGGCGGCGCTGGCGGACGGCCTGGCCGCCGCTTCCGCCGGCTTCGGTGCCGCCGGCTCGACCACCTTCGGCGCATCCGCGGCCCGCATCAGCTTGCCGTCTACCACCACCACCGGCTGGTCGAGCGGCAGGATCGGGTTGTCCTCCCCGGAGCGGGTGCCGCCGCTGGTCGAGACGCGCAGGGCTTCGATCAGCTTGGAAATGTCGGACATGTCACTTTCCCTTCTTGCCAAATGGCTTCGATTTGCCGCCGCTCTTCTTGCCCCCACCCTTTTTTGGCGGCCGCTTCGGTGGGTCGTCGGTGCCGTGCATTCAGGGCGCTCCTTCCAGGGCAGCGACACGGGCCTGCAGGTCTGCAATGACATCGAGCAGAACCAAGCCGTGCGGGCCATAAAAGATGGCTGCGGTAACGCTGCCGGCGACTGTCAGATTGTTGCTGATGGTCCCACTGCCGGCGACGCCCAGGTTCCCGTTAGCGTTAATCGCAACCCCCGTTACCGTGCCGGCAGCGTTGATGTTGCCGGTCGAGGTCAACTGCTGCCCGGTAATGGTGCCACCCGTCGCGTTGATGGTGCTGGTCGAGGTTATGGCGCCTGCCGTCACCGTGCCGGCAACCGTCACCCCGGCCGCATTGATCGTCGCAAAGGTGGCGCCGCCGTTGTTCGATTGCAGAGTGTGGGTCTCCGCCCGGTAGTAACTGCCGTACCCGCCGACGGCGCCGCCCAGGACCAAGGCCGGGTCGATCCCGTCATAGTCAAAAATCGCAATCTGCTTGTTGGTCGTGTCGCGCTCCGCCAGCGCGACGCCGCTCAGATAGTAAGCCGCGGCAGACAGATTGCCTGTAGCGCTGACGGTCAGGACATTGCCCGCGCCGGTATTGAGTAAATAAGAGGTGCCCCCGGTGGCGTACCACTCCCAATCGGCGGACGACAGATTGCGATCGCCATAGGTATAGCCCGAATACGGCCCGCGCGAAGCGACGCTGCCGCCGCCGGCGTTGTAGACCTCCAGCCCGCTGCTGATGTTGCGCAATTGCACGCCCGACAGCGACACCCCGCCGGTGCCATTGATCGCGACATTGCCGGTGACCGTGCCGCCGGCGAGCGGGAGGTAGGGCAACGCCAGGGTGCCATCGAGGACTTTGTCGTACCAGCGGCGCAGACTACCCATCATCGCGCGCATGCAATTATTAATGCTCGATGGCATCTGGCCTTCCGGAGCTCCTACCGGAGGGGCGCTGTTATTATTATCGTCTATGGGAGACCAATCAGATACTTCAGCCATTCCGTTCAATTCCCATTGTGGGATACTTTATCTCGCGGTATAATTGCCGCATGACAACCGACGATCCGCCCAAATTTATCGAGTTTAATGGCCGCAAGTATCAGCTAGAACCCTGCAAGCGGTACTATACGCGCCAAGCGTGGAGTGCAGCAGGACCAAGCAGTCTCCACCGTGCCATCTGGGAACATCACTACGGCCCTATTCCCGATTACCATGACATTCACCACAAAGATGAAAATCCGCTAAACAACGACATCTCTAACCTCGAATGCGTTGACCGCGGCAAACACCACCGAAATTCTGCCACCCAAACTGTAAACAGGTAAACCAGTACCGACGCCGCGGATTACTCAAAGGCGCCAGACCTAACAGGAAAAGAAACTTCCTGCCGCCGCCAAGAGGCTTCCCACCGTCAACAAAATCTTGACGAATCCATAGTCAGGATATTTGATGGGCTTGGGAGCCGAAGCATTACGCACGCCAGACAAAGACCAATATCGAAAACTGTCTGCGGAATGTGAAGACCAATCGTGATAGGGGCGGTCCAGAAAGGTCTTTCTCTTCTCGTCCCAGTTTCTTCTATATGACCGGAGCGCGTCAATACCTCTGGCGCAGTTGTCTCTATCGAACCACACCCCAGGCAACGTTTGCCGCACGGCGTTGATGCCATCTTCGATTCGCTGCGCCGGGATGATGGTGGTGCGCAGGATCCCGAGAGAGTTCATCACTTCCAGCCGCGACTTCCCCGTCCCGAGCTCCCGCACCTCGGCATCGTGTGGGAGGACATGCTCGCCGTACTTGTATGGGAATTTATCGAGCTCTCGCACGTACCAATCAATGCCGACACCTGAGTTTTCCAGATACCGGATCGCGCGCGTCTCCGCGCCTACCAGCTGAAAAAACCAGATCGCGGTGGCGTCGCCAATTCCGAGGTCATACGAAAGATGCACCGGCAGCCGCGGCTCGTGCGGCACCCGGCAGAGCCGCCCCTCGGCCTCCGCATCATCCATCAGGCGCCCGTAATACGAGCCAGGGATGCCGGCCTGAAACGAGCACATGTACTCCTGCAAATAGCGATTCTCGCCATCGTCCGGGCCATATTCCCGCGCCATTTCGCGGCGCTCGACTTCCAGCGCTTTCGTGGTGAAAACCCCGGTTTCCGTCGCCGGCAAGATCTCGGCAAACCAGTCGGGATCGTCTTTCGCCGCCTCGTACATGGTGGCCAGGTGGTTGCGCCCGCGCGGGGTGCTGATGAACACCGCCCAGCCATTGTTTTCCAATAGGATCGGGCGGATATAGCCCCACGCATTCGGGTCCGCCAGCGCCGCCTCCGAAAACACCACCCCGATCGGCGGAGATCCTACGAGCGAATCGTAGTTGTCGCTGCCAACCAATTGCCAGGTGCTGCCAGACCGGAATCTTATGAACATCTCGTTCTCGCGCGTCACCTCGCGCAATTCCGGCGGAAAGGCTTCGTCTATGCGGCGGCGTCCGGTGTGTGAGTTAACGCTGTCCCAGATGGCTTTGCGTGCTTGCGCGGCCTCGGGCAGCAAATGCCAGTAAGTACCAACCCGCCGGTGCGCAGCTACCGCGGTCCAATGGAGTAAGACATCATCTTTTGCCCGCACGTCTGTGCCATACGGCAACTGCGCGACGTCCCCCTTTCTCCAGGAAGTTCCACAGCGGCAATTGGTACGGCCGTGGTCTCCATCCGTTCGGCAACCCTATTCGCATGTCTATACCTGCCCCCAACCTGTGCCCATGTACGCCAGGCTCACCCACGACCAGTTGAACTCGATCGTCAGGCTCGCCGCGCCCTCGATGGTCGATGCCCCCGCGGTGATCGTGATCGGCCAGGTCGCCGAGTGCCCCAGCGCATCCTTGATGGTCAGCAGCTGCCCCAGGCTCGGGCTGGTCGGCAGGGTGATCGTGCAGGGCGCCGTGTGCTGCACCAGCACCAGCCCCGTGGCAGACGACGCCAGCACAGTACTGCCGGTCACCACCTGGGACGCCAGCACGCCGTCCCCCGGCAATCCCGGCGGCCCCTGCGGCCCCGCTAACCCGACGATCACCTCGACGATCCGCGCCTCGACCGGCGGCAATATCACCTCAACCACCAGCGGATCGCCGCCCTGCACCTCGACCGTGGTGAGCGCGCTCACGGGCACACCTTCACCGTGCCCGCGTCGCTCCACAGCGTGCCGCCCGCCAACCCCGCGCAACTCGTCACCATGCCACCGGCAGGGCTCGTCGCAGACAACCGCCGGAACGGCGTGTTCAGCCGCTGCGGGACGGCCAGCGAATACGTCCAGGACTGCTCCATCCCGCCACCATCGAGCGAGGTTGTATAAGCAGCGCTGCCCATCGTGAAATTGATGTTCCAGGTGTAAATGTTGGAAAACTCAAATTTCATGTTCCGGCCGCCGTCGAGAACGACGCCGTACCCCATCGGCAACCCGCCGCCAATCGACCCGCCTTTTACTTCGATGAAATAGGGGTTGGCATCGAGGCTTGGTGTGGTAACCCGCAATGCCGCCGAGTTGGCGTAAGGGCTGACTAACTCCAACTGGTTGATATAGACATCGCGGACGGTCCCCGCCCAAACTAGATCGCCGATCCGCAGGAGATCCGTGCCGGCCGGCAGGTTGGCCCATTGCAGGCCCTCGATCCGCAATTTGCCGATCCTGATCGCCCGCAACCCACTGGTCGTAGTATCGTTGCGGATCAGAAACCCGATGCCGTGCGGCGCGTAGATGTTGATATCGTCAATATTTATCTCGTTGGTGGCGTCGCCGCCGCCAATGCTGGCGAACTCGATCGCCGGGATGCCAGGGTTGCCAGCGCTGAAACAGCGCAGCCGGCCGATCCGGCTCTCCCGCATTGCGCTCGGGTAACCCGGAATTTTCCGTACCCCGGAGTGCAGGCAGCGGCCATTGATATAATTGATATCGACATCGTCGATCTCGACCTGATCGGCACGGTCGTAAAATACCAGGGCGTTCTGCTGTGCCGCCGCCGTCCGGTTCCCCCAGATGCTGAAACCAATGGCTTTTGGTCCCATGTAGTTGTTGGAAACCTGGGACATCGTACCGCCCAGCCCGTTACCACCGACTAATTGCCAAGCTTCGTCCCAAGCAAACAGGTCGCCTTGGTAGTTAGCGCCAAGGATCAGATTGGTCTTGAAGTGCCCCTCGCCGACGATGCCGAGCCCACTCATCATTAGGGGCGTCGCGGTGGCGTCGATCAGGTAGTTTCCGGCGGGGATAAAGACATAAGCCGGTCTGCCGGCACCCCAGCTTGCCGCCGCCGCATCCATCGCGTTCTTGAGCGGCAGGCTGTCGTCATTGCCGTAAATGAATGCGCCGGTCGCGTTGAAGCTGCCATAAGGCAGGCCACCGCTGCCGAAGGTAGCCCCGGTTGCCCCGGACAGGCTTCCCGCAGTGCTCGCAATCGGGTCGGCCGGGATCGCTATGGGGTCGTAATCACCGCGGTTCTCCACCACTACCTGATCGACGCCCATCGTTAGGCTCAGTATCGCGCCCGTGGGGACACAGGCCCAGCCTGGCGCATTCTGAACCGGCTCGGCCGCCAGGTTTGTCGGGTTGGCGAAATAATGGTTTTCCCCAAGCAGGCCGACAGCGGTAATCGCCCCGCCCGAAACCGTCACGGTCTGCTGAAACCTGGTGCCGTTACCGGTCGTGCCCTGCACCCCGCAAGAACCATTGACGCCGCCACTGCCGCCGGCAACAACGCTGGTTGCAGTGACCTTGGTGGATACCACTTTAACTGTCGCTGCCGTTGCGAACGTGCCGCCCATTAAGGCCATCACGTCGCCGGGCTGGTAGTTACCCGTGCTCCTCGGGGTTATCACCCCGGCCTGACTCAGCCAGCGCCGCGGCGTCGCCACGCTCGCCGGGGCCGCCAAAGTCACCGTGTTGGCGCTCGTCACGGCGCTAATGGTCGTGGCTAACGGCGGTTGGAAAATGCCCCCGGCACCGTCTACCTGAATCTTCTTGCCGACATCTGCCTGGGTAAAGACAGCCTGCGTGCTGGTCAGAACATTGCCGCCAGCCGCGATCGCCGCATCCTGCCTGGTGATAGAGTCCGCCTTGGCGCCGTAATCCTTGATGCTGACCGGATTGCCGGCGCCGATGTTCTGCCTTGCCTGCGGCAGCTTCGCGTTGCTCGCGTCGGGGTACATGTCGGCCCGCAGCAGGACCAGGGCCGCCAGAGCCCAGCCAAGGCGCCTGATCACGGCGTGCCCCAGAAGGATTTCTGGTTAGCCTGCAACGCCGCCCGCTCGCCAGCTGTCAGCGCATAATTATCCCAGTACACCGCCTCGGTGTGGCGGCACGGGCTGATGTTGTCGGCGGCGCTAAGCCACGTCCCGATCACGCCAGTCTTGGCAAGGTTGGCCATCGCGCCCGTCGTCTCCTGGGCGTCCACCCGCGCCACACTCGACGCACCGTTAATCACAATTATCCCAGCACGCCACTGGTTGGGCGGCGCTGCTGTCGGCGAGGTCAACCCACCATCATTCCAGGAACCCCAACGGTCACCTCCCGCTATCGGGGTCGAAAACGAAAATATCCCGCCCGCCAGTTGCAGGTTGTTGCAGCCCTGCCCAACCACTTCCGCCAGCGTCACACCCGCCATCGAGATGACTCCGGTCGTCGCCGTTGTGCTCGGACCTAGCAATATCTGCGTCCCGGTCGACCGCGCGCAGGGCAGCGTGCCAATACAATTGAATACCAGGGCTGGCTGGTTTCCCGCCGTCGCCTGCGTCACATGCCGAGTATTGCCGCTCTGGTCGTACACCGTAACGATGGTGCAACTCGTCGCCGCACAGTGCGCCGCTGCCGCCACCGTATCTAAGGGCGCCCCGGTGAAGCCGGTGTATGACAGGAAGTTGATGTCTTGTTCGGCGTTGTCGGATGCCCTTCTAAGCCGGATCGCCGGCCCGGTGTAAGATGATTTGAGCTTGCGCATGCTGTAGGCGGCGGCCGGGGTGGCGAAAGTGTCGAGGGGGAGAGGGGTGTAGTATTGGCGCTGGTTCTCGGCCAGAGCCAGCCGCTCCGCTGCCGTCAAACCGTAACCGTTCCAGACAAACGCCTCCCGCATGTCGCAACTAGCTGGGCCGCCGGCATTATTGGCGCCCATGAATTGCCCGGCAGACAGGTTCCCGGTGATTGCTCCGGTGGTCTCGACGCCATCAATCCGCAATACACTGCCGGCGCCGTTGATCACCCCATTAGCGACGTGCCATGCCGCTTCCGCCGTACCGGCGGGCGGGACGATAAACGCACTCCCATCCCATATCGCCCAACGGCTGTTATTGGCGTCGATAAAGATCTGGTTGCCAAAATTATCGATCATGCTGACCGGGTAACAAGCCCCCGTGCTCACCACGTTGCGGTAGGCCACCACACTGAGGCTCACCGGCATAACCGGCGTCACAGAGCCCGATGCCACCATCTTCTGGGTTGCGGTTGACCGGGCACACGGCAAGGCGTTGCCGCAATCGGCAACGTATTGCGGCTGATTTGCCGGGGTCGCCTGCAACCAGCTCCGAGCGTTCCCCGACTGATCGTACCAAGTGTCAAGAAAACAGGTGGTGCTGGCGCAGAAGGTTGCCGCCGCGGCGGTGTCGAAATCGCCGGCTGCGGTGAAGCCGATGTCTTGGGTGCCGCCCGTCGTCCGGCGCAATTTCACCGCATTGCCGGCATAGGCCGAGCGCACCTTGCGGAAGGAATAGGCCGCACTGAGGCTCGTCGCCATGCCGTCGGCCACGGTGGTGCCCTTCAGCCGCCGACCCCCATCCATCGCCACCGGACCCGCATGCATCCGCGGCCAGGCGCTGGTGGCCAAGAGGCCAGCAAGGCACAGCACCGCCAGACATGCCCCAAAGATGCCCAGCGCTGCCCGCCAGAGGGCCTGTAGGCCCTCCCCGGTGCCCATGCCCTCAAACCACACCATGCCGCCCTACAGCCCGCTACCGGGCGTTAAATACACGGTGGCCGCCGTGCCCCCGGTAATGCCCGCAACGTACGACTGCGCGCAGCCCAATACCTCAACCGTGCCGGGTGCGATCGGCATCGCGCTCGCCACCGCCGCGGTGATGCCACTGCCCCCACAGCTGAGGAAAACCGGCACCGTCCCGGCGTTGTAGACGCGCACATTCGCATTCGTGCTGCCCGCCTGAATCTGCACCGCCGTGCTGCTGCCGGTCGCCGACAGGGTCACCGTGTTGCCCCCCGCGAGAAACGGCTTCTCCTGCGCCAATGCCGCGCCGGCATAAAAAAAGGCGGCAATCGCCGCCAGAATGGCCGTCTTCATGGGCTATTTCCCCCGCGCACTCGGCTTCCCCCGAAATACCCCACCCCGCATCGGCACATTCCCCTGCGGCTGATGCCGCGGCGCCTTCTGCGCCGTCAGGCTCTTCAGATCCTGCCGCTGCATCAATGCCACCATCTCCTTCTCCAGCTTGGTCGCCGGCGGATGCCCCTTGCTCTTCATTGCGTCCATCCTCTAAATCCCAGACCGGATCGTGCCCGAGATGCGCGCGGATACCGCACGGCTAAGCCGCAGCGTCAGGACCAAGGGTGAGCCGGAGCAAGACGCGGGGGCCAACGCCCGGAATGATAGCCGCCGCGCCGCGGGTTCAAATCCCGCCGATCCCGTCATTTCCACAAGCACCACCCCAACGCCACATCCACATTCCGCAGCTGCACCGCCGCCCCCGGCCCGTAGCCCGACGATATCCCCGAAACCGGCACGCCCGACGGATCCTGGATGGTCAGCGCCGCTACCGGGTGCGCAAAACTTATCTCCACTAACGCCCCGATCGGCGCGCCCGGCGGCAACCGCACCGTCAGCGCCGCCAACGGACCCGTGGCGATGTGCAGCGCATACTCGCCTTCAAGCAGGACGATCGTCGCCCCACTCGCCGGGTACTCCACCCGGATGGGACCGCGTGCCGCAGCCGGCTCCGCCGGGATGAACGGCACCGCCCCTCGCGTTACGTCCGACGCCACCGCCACGTTGCCGGCAAGGACGGTCGTCACGTCGCCAGAGGCCGCGGTTAATTGGAGATCCCACGCCCCGCGGCAGCCGGATGGCAAGCCCGCGCTGTCCGGCGCCAGGAGTGCTACGTTGATGGTATTAGGAAGCGCTATCGTGCATTGGAGTTGTACCACAATGCGCCCACTGTCCGGGCGATCGCGTATTTGTGCCGCCGGAACCTGCCCGGTAAGATCGTAGGGTATTGTTTTGCCGGCGTCCTGCCAAAGGACAAAGCTGTAGCGCGCCGTGTCGCCTCGGTACAAGTCAAGATCGTAGGCGCCAGGAAGCATGGAGAAGCCCAATGCGTAAGTCGAAACAGCCAAAACACAACATTTGCAGCTGCGGCCAGCCCGCGATAACACCAACCGCGAGCTATTGCCAGCAATGCTGCGAGAACAACACCCGCTCCGTCCGGATCCTTAAACAAATGCGGCAGGAACACCCCGATTGGAAAGATGTGCATCCAAAAAGGTGGATCGAGTGGTACTACGATATCGCCCGGCGCTCCGCCGCCGGAAATTTTGCCGGGACCGGGTGTTTGCGCAACGCCGCCATCATCGGGACCGGGACGGACCAGGATGCCGTTTAAATGCCACGCCGCGGCCGTCAGGTGGCTTATTCACATGCCTAGGCTCTTGGGGTAGCCGGAATGCCTTCAGGGGCGCTGGCGGGCTTCCCGTGGCATTACAGAGCAGGTTGGCCCGCCGCTAGCCCTGCGGGCTAATGCTCCGCGCTGTTGCAAACCGGATGTTAGGGCTTGGCGAGGGTGATCACTGGGGCCGAGGCGACCGCGCATGGGTTCCCACGCGTTGATGGTGCCGGGTGGGGGGTGGGGCGAATAGGGGTCCCAACGGCTAGCGCTGGTAGCCTGTTGGTAGCCCCGATCGATCGATCGGCACAAGAGCGGCGAAAACCCTGACGTTTCGATCGATTAGCTACAGCCTCTATAGCGGTTGCTATAGCTTGGGTGCGACAATAGCGCACAAAAGTTAATAGGATTGAAGTCAGATAGTACTTACCTTACATATGAAAGTAACGGGATGCAAAGCACTGTGCCTTGGGATGGAAAGCGGGTCAAGCCGCGATGGCATTTGCGGCTTGGCCGCCAGCCCCAACAACGGATCAATTATTTTTTCAGACATGCCTCGATCACCGATTTAAGTATCTGCAACCGCTGTTCGCTCTGTGCTTCAACCGCTGTTAATACAAGCCATAGCATCGCCGCATTAAGCGCCGCCAATACCAGAAACGCGGGCGGCAGCGTGGAAAGGGCTGCCCCGGCTATCCCGGACCAGCCGCTAGGCCGCAGTGTCGGGTTGTTGCTGTCGGTCAGTTCTGCGTCTCTCAGCGGTTGCTGCCACAAAGATGGTTAATGCTACATGTAGCATTTGACAATGCTAACGGAATAGCTACATATAGCATTCGTGGCGCTCATTATGCGCATTAAGGCAAGGGCAATGGGCCCAGCCAGCTAACGGGAAAGACCCGAAGCGATGATGACGATCAAAGCGGCGACTGCGGTTGCTGGTTCTCTCGGTTACCCTTCTAAGATGCCAGGAACATCGTACGGCATTCCGGCGCAGGCATGCAACGTAGGCAGTAAGCTTGCCAAGGTGGCAGGCAGCACCTGCAGCAAGTGCTACGCGCTGCGCGGCAATTACATCTTCCGCGACGTCAAAAAGAGCCAAGCGACGCGGCTGGCCGGCATCGCGCATCCTGACTGGGCCGAATCGATGGTGCGGTTGCTGACAGCGGCGCACGCGAAGGGCAACCTGCCGCCCTTCCATCGCTGGCATGACAGCGGCGATCTTCAAAGCCGCGATCATCTGGCGAAGATCTGCGCGGTTGCCCGTGCGACACCGGAGCTGCGGCATTGGCTGCCAACACGCGAAGGCAAGATCCTGCGCGACTTCATCCGAGACGGCGGCACGATCCCCGAGAACCTCACGATTCGACTCAGCGCCACGATGATTGACGGCGGCGCCCCGAGCGCTTGGCCGAACACGAGCACGGTGCACGATGCGAGCGCTGGCAATGGCCATCGCTGCCCGGCGCCGCAGCAAGGCAACAAATGCGCCGAGTGCCGCGTGTGCTGGGACGCCAGCGTCCCGAATGTTTCCTATCACGTTCACTGAAGGGAAAGACCCTATGACAAACGGGTGGCTGGACGACGTTGGGTTTGTGCCGTTACTTGATGAAGAGCTTTTAAAGCTCCGGCAGGCATTACACGACAAAGCGCAAGCGCTGAGCATTGATGGTCACGCGGCGCAGGCCGCGGGTTACACCCTGCTATTGGACAAGCTCGGCGGATTGCACGGGCAAGACTACAAGCTTGTGCCGCTTTCCGACACGGATCGTGATCAGCTTACGAATTGAAGGGAGAGACCCTATGACGATCGATATCCGCCAAGACGGCGACACTGTGGTATTACTGGACTACTCCCCGGTATGGGGCGAGCATTGGGAGCGGCGGTTCTGGGTCCAGCCGGGGTGTTATGGCAACATCTATGAAGTGACACCGCGGCGCCCTGGCATACATGGGAAAGAGGTTTGCACCCGCTTGAAGCATCGCGGGCGGCGGTTGTGGGCAACACCCGAGACATTGCTGGACGTGATCCGCATCGCGCGGCTTGATCGTGACATAAGATGACACCCGCCGAGCTAACTGCGGCTGGCGTTCGCCTGTACGGCGAGCGCTGGCAATCGTCGCTTGCTGTGGCGCTTGGTGTCAATCCGCGCATCATGCGGCGCTGGTTATCCGGCGCCGTGCTAATCCCTCGCGGCGTAGTGGATGACATAACGGCGCTGGAAGGCATAGCGCGCAACCGGGCGGCGCGTGACAGTGCGCGCAAGGCACGGGAGGGACCGTGATGTAATGGCAGCTAAGCGATGGTCTGGGATGAGTGGGGCGCAGTTCCGAGTGGAGCTGCGCCGTCTCAATTTGACGCAACAATGGTTCGCCGAGCAATGCGGCTTTGAGCTAAGCACGGTGGCGAAATGGTGCGCGGATGACAGTGTCACATCTGGCCAGCCGGTACCGCAGTATGCGGCATTCATCCTGCAGCTGCTAGATCGTCTGGCGTATCGCGGGGAGATGCGCGACATCTCGGACCAGGTGGAAGCGTTTGTCCGGATGATCGTGGCTGGCACGCTGGTGCCACCGAAGGATGATCACGATGCCAGCCGCTTTGCCTTTGCGGGCAACGGACTATCGAATGACGATCTGATCCCGAAGCTAACGAAGCGAGGGCGCGCGCGGGTTAAGCGGGATGATTGGTTGCGGACGTGGCGGGTGTCGTGGCGCGATACCGCGGGCATATCGTGCGAACGTTGGTACAGCCAGCGCCCGAGCGCGTTCCGGAAGGTGGCTGAGTTACGGAAGTTGGACATCGCCGCCACGATCGACCACGCGCCGTTACGGGAAGGCATCTGATGTGGTGGTGGATACGGTGTCATAAATCACCGCGGATTAATCTACACTAGGGATTTGGTGACGAAGCGAGTTTTGCGATGAATCAAATCTACACTTTGGGATGCGGGAGATGATCTGATGGCTGAGATCAGGCAGGCGGATGATGGCGAGGTGGTGTTGCTGGACTACTCGCCGGTATGGGGCGAACGATACGAGCGGCGCTTTTGGGTTCCGCATCCGCGGCGAGCACATTGCACGTGGCCTTAATGGCGGCCGCTAATTTGGTGACGGAGCCACATTTCAGCGAAAGTTAATCTACACTCGGGATATGGCAGCGATGGATGACTGGACGGCCGACGCGCGTTTAGCGCTGATCATTGTTGGGATCGGCTTGGCGATATTGCTGCTCGCGCGGTGGACAGCCTAAGCCACCGTTTCGTCGTCCTGCGGTGGCAGCCCATACTTCTCGCGCAACAGATTGGCCAGTGCCGTTCGTTCGATTGGTGTCAGTACCTTGTCGAACATGAAGTCAGCACCTTGCCCCAGCATCTCGTTGGTGACACCGAGCGACACCTCGGTAGCAGTGATCGCCTCGTCACCTTGGGTGCATTTGCGCGGCATGTCAGGCTGCGTCCGCCTCGTCATCGTCCTGCGGGGCAAACTGGGTGATCTCGACCACCAATGGCCCGCCAGCGGACGTATGATCGACATGCGCCAAATCCGGCAGCACCTTTTTCAGCAAAATGCTGCACGCCTGGATTTGGCTGGTCGTCATCGTGGGGTCTTCGCCGATCGCATGGTCCATCAGCTTGGACAGCAGCGTGGTGGTTTTGATGCGGCTACGGATTTCGTCGAAAGCCTCGGCGCTGAAGGCGGGGTGGCGCTGGGCGGTTGAGCGGTTCATGGGAAACCGGGGGGTTTGGGAGCTGGGCTTGGGGGCTACGATCCCCCGGCCCGCATTTCTCAGGGAGCCTGGAACCCATATCTCGTGCTTATCGGCCGTGTCAACCCGAAATGTTGCGCCAGGATCGGCAAAGCGCTGAGCAGCACGCCTTTCGCGGCGGCGGTTTGGCGACCTTTGCCGGTCCAGCGCTGGCGGAGTGACCAGTCCGACAGGCTGTGATCGAGGCCGAGGACGTCCCAGGCGAGGCTACCCATGGGGGTATTTAGCCCGCCCAGCGCATCCAGCGCAAGGCCGATCTGGCGCTGCGCGGTATCGCTGCCGATATGGCTTGGCCTCAGGCTGCCTCGAGGGGTGCGCAGCACGTCCGCGGCTTTCAGCGGACTGATCTGGGCCGTCACTGCCAGTTCGTGGAAGTAACACCCGGCGGTGTGCTCGGGTGGGGTGATCTCGGACTTAGCGAGCAGGTTGTCCAACAAACTCCGGCAGTGCCAGGGGTGACCGATAGCGCCTTGGGTGTCGGCGATGACGGGCGATCGGCGGACCCTGCCGTGCTGCCGGCGCTCGGGTGTTGGTGACAGAGCTTTCACTGGCTCTCCCGTTGCCGCGCTTCCCAGATCCATTTGTTCACCTGGATGTGCTGCAGCTCTTTCAGCTGCCGCTCCTGCACGGCGAGGATCTGCTCGAGCAGTGCGGCGATTGACACCAGCGCGGCCTTCACCTCGGCGACATCGTCGTACGTCACCGCCGGGGCCTGCCGGTACGCAGCAGGCTGCGCGGGGGGCCGCCGCAGCCGGAGCATCGGGTAGCGCCGCTCTTGTTGCCTCTGGTGATGCTGGGCGGCCCATCGCGGACCCAGCAGGGCTCGCCGTGATCGCATTCGATCGGACGGTGTGGCTCGCGGTGTCCGGCATACTCGGCGAACAGCGCCAGTGCGTCGGGCGGCCACTCGGTCCGGCGTGGCTGGCTCATTCGGGGTCCGCCTTCGCTGGGCGCAGCCGCAACTCCTGCCGCCACTGATCGGCCTTCCGCCAGATCTCCTGCTGGCGGCGGATGGCTTCCTCGCGTTCGGCCCAGGAGGCGAAGCCGACGCTGCGGGCATAGGCTTCGCGATCGAGGCGCTCACGCATATCCGAGGCACTCCCGTAGGGCTCTGCGTCGCTTGCTGCGTCGCTGCAACTCGTCGCGCAGTTCGGCGAGGGAAGGGAACCACACCTCGCGTCTGGCCCATTGGCGCAGTGCGTGTTGCACGACATCGGCGGGGTAGGTGGCGCACTCTTCGGCGAGCACCTGGAGGATCATCGCGAGGTCGGCGGTGCTTTCGGTTCGGGCCTTGGTGCTGGCGCGCAGCCTGGCGAGTTCGATACGCACGAAGCTGGGATCGGCTGGGGCGAGAGCGGCCTCCACGATGCTGCGGGCATCGTCGACCTCGCTACGGTTCATTGCGACGGCGGCGAGGGAGTAGCCGACAAATTCGCTGTCGAAGCCGTAGACCGGATCGACGAACTCCCTAGTCGTCGCCTGCAAGCCGGACGCGACTGAGGGCGGCAAGGATCTGAGAATCTCCCTGTCGGTTACCTCTGGGGTCGGGAGATCGGGTTTTGCGGCACCAGTTGCGCCAAGTTGCCGGCCAATCGAGCTTGACGCCGCCCGCGCCCGGCTTGGCATGCCAGTAGTCGGCGAACTGGTCGGCGAGGAGGTCCGGGTCGAGCCCGCGGGCATAAGCGAACTCGCAATCCGCTGCACTAGGCTGCCAATCGGGGGCGAGTCTGCTTCCTCGGACATTCGATTTCTCCAAACCGACGGGGGGCGAAACATTGGCGACGCCGTCAGGCGGCGCGGTTGGCTCGGAACTTTGGGGGGGGCCTCTTAAGGGGGGGCTTCTTTCCTTCTTTGATGGTTGGTAGTTGGTAGTTAGTGATAGCTTTTCGGCGCCAGAACCGTCCGGTTTTGCTAAGCCTTTGGGGCGGCCGCCTTTTGCTCCGTTTTCTTGAGCGTTTCCGATGCGTTTCCGAGCCTTTTCCAACTCAAATCGGCAGCGTTTCTGATCGATTTCCTCGCCGTTTCGAATCAATTTCCCGAGCTCGACAAGACGCCGAAGGCAGGCGTTGATGCGGTTTCCGTGGTCGTGGAAGCATGCTTTCCGCAGCAACTCGACGGTGATCGGCCCGCCGTGGCTATAGATCAGCGCGCAGGCCCGCATGTAGAGCCCTTCCTCCGCAAGGGTCAGTCCAAGCGTGCCGGCGATCCACTCGTCGGGAGAGAAGTCGACGCGACGGATCTTCTCGACCATCTCAATCCTCCCATCTGTCGCGGTGCAGCATGGCCCAGGCCGCGAGCTGCTCGCGCACCTGGTGCCACTGCGCTGGCGCCTGCTCATTGTGCAGGGCGATCATCGCCTCGGCCGGGCCGATGCCAGAGGCCTGCCACTCGGCGATCTGGGCGTCGGCGTGGCGCAGCGCGTCGTCCCATGTCACGCTGGCGGCTCCTCCTCCGGCTTGTGTGCCGGTGCCGGGTGCGCCGCCACCCAGCGCCACTCTTTGAGAACGCATTCGAGCATGCGCACCAATGCCGTGGCTTCCGCCGCGGTGAGATCCAAGATAAGTGTCACGCCGGTATCGGCACTCCGGTACTTATCTGCCATTCGCCGGGGATTGATCGCGATTGAGATCATCCCGTCATCTGCGTCTGGATCACATTCCAGCTTCAGCCTCGCATGGTCGCATTGCGCCAATTCGATGACGGGATCGAGTTCCTCCACCTCCACCATCGCATTGATGGAATGGAACTGCATCACGATGTGCTGAAGTATCACAGGGCGAGCCCGCGCGATGCATCGGCCTCGGCAGCGAGCCGGTCGTACTCCGGCCGGAACATCTGCAATAGCTCCTTGTCACTCTTGCGCAGGGTTTTCCACCAGGCGGCGAAAGCGGTGACGCCGTCCTTTGTGGCAGCGCGGGCCTCGTGCTGCAACTCGGCGAAAACATCGCCGGGCGCAATAGGTTGGCCGGCGTCGGTAGGGGATACTTCCGGCGCCGGCCCAGCGACAGGCTGTGCCATGTGGGGGTCAACCTGCGGCTGTTGGGGAGCATCGAGTGGCGGCAACCCGAACGGGTCGTCGGCTTGTTTGGCAGTGGCTTGGAACTCTGCCATATGCTGCCGGATGCTGTCCCGCTCGGGCGGTGATAGTTTCTGCCAATAGGCGCGGAAATGATCGGTTCCGTGTTCTGCTACGATGCGCGCCTCGGCCAGGATATCACGCGGCGGAAAGTCTTCGACTTCACCTGTTGTGGCATCGAAGTTGGCAGCGAAGTGGTCAAGGTCTGCGGTGGTGTCGGCCGCGGTGTTGATGCGCTGCCGCATCGGCATGTCGGCTTGTGCCATTTCGTCGCCGGTATAGATACCGCTCATCTCCTGCGGGAACGCCTTGCGCAACGCGAGCGCCTCGGCACACTTTGCCACCATGACATCCGGCATGGTCGCCCACTGCCGCACCGGGTCGCCGCCCGATTTGCGCTGGCAGTAGCTGTCGTATCGCGCCACTGCCCAGCAGGGTTCGGCAAAGTGCTGGGCAAGCACTGCCACTTTGGCAGCGGCGGGCGGTGTCTTGCCGAGCCACACATCGCGCCACTCGCCATCCGGGCCGCACCACAGCGGGCCGAGCTGCCCGGTGTAATTGCCGGTGCGCTCGGCGATCAGGCGCAGCCCGTCGATGCTGACTTGGATGCCCATAACCTCGCGCCGCTGCATGCTGTCGTAGCGCTTGATCGCGTAGATTTGGCGGGCGAACGGGTCGAGCCCGGTGCGCTTGCACTGGGCCAGGAACAGTTGCAACTCGTCGTCGGTGGCGTCTTTGCAGATGGTGCGCTTAATCAGCTCCACCTGTTCCGGGCTGAATTGGGTAATGTGTTGCAGTCCCGTGGCATTGCGCGGCAGTGTCACTAATTCATTCTGCGGCATCGGAGCCCTCCTGTTCATCGACGGCGCGGATTCTAAGGACGCGGAACGTGCGCTCTGGCAGCACCGTCTCGCGGCGGGTTTGAGCCTTGAATGTCAGTGACCAACCAGGGCACCACGCCGTCGATGCGGCGCCCATGCGGTCCTTGATGGTGGCGTCTATTTGATCGAGTTGCACCTCCGCACCACGCCGCGCGATCATCAGATCGGCGCGAGCGGCGAGCAGGCCGGGAAGCTCGTTATCGTCGCTGAAATCTTTATGGCTGCCGTCTGACACCATCTCGGCGAGCCCGGCGGCGGTCTGCGGCTGCGGGTGTTCGCCGGCGTCCCACATCCGCCAGAACTCGGCGACGGCATCGAGGATGCGCTGCTCGGCGGCCGGATGCCGTGCGACGGCAAACAGGTGCAGCGGGAAGCTCGGGGATCGCACCATGATAGCGAGGACGCCACGGGAGCGGCCACAGACGAGCATCTCGGTCAGGGTCTGGAGTAGGTAGTGCGTTGGTGCCGTGCCTCTCCAGGCGTCCCAGACGGCGGCTGAGCAGGTCTTGCACTGGACGAGCAGATCGTCGGTCCCGAACGCGTCCGGTGTGCAGCCGAGGCGCAGCTCAGGGATGAGGTGGAACGTCGTTGCCTTCACGACGCGCCACTCCGGTTTCTCCTCGTTGACCGCGGCGATGACGGCGGGTTCGAGGATGCGGCCGGCGCGCATCGAGGCGTTGTCGCCTTCGCCGCGGCGTTGCCCGAGCTTCTCGGCGATCAGGTCATCGAGGCTGACGTGCGGGTGTATGTTGAATAGCGCGCCAATCGACGAGGCGGTTATCAGCGACTGCCGCCACGTCAGCCACTCGCCGATGCTTGTGATCTCGCGGACTTCGCGCGCCACTTCGCTCATGACGAGCGTGCCGGGACCGCTCATGTCTCGTCCCACGGTCGTCCGGTGAATGGCCGCCACTCACGCAACCGCGGCGCCTCGCGGGCGATTTCCGGTTCCGGAATGCCGGCCCATTCGTACTGCTCGTCGCGGTTGGTTGGCGGCGCGTACCCGTTCCACGGGCGCGGCGGGAACTGCCGCTCAGGCGCCCACAAATCTGGTTGCCGCCCTGCGAAGTCGAGCATTGGAAGCTCTGTGCTGTAGCGGGAGGCGCCGCTGCCATCGACGCTATCGGCGCCGGCTTGGTGAGCGAGGCGGAAGCGACGCGCGGTGTTCGCCCGACCGATATGGAAATAGACGTTGCGCTCGGCGGCAAACTCACCCCACGAGCGCATCGTCTGTAACTTCCACTCGGTGCTGCCGCCTAGGAAAATACCGACATGCCCAGGCACCACAACATCGACCAGATCCTGCGGTCCCATCCCATCTTGAACCGCGACCAGAACCAAGCGCGTCCTGACGAGCAGGGGCGCAAGCCACACCAGACTGAGGCGCAAGCTGCGGAGCCCGCCAGCGACGATATCGGGCGCGATGATGAAGTCTGCCGCCCCACCCAACCTATCGACGAGGGTCTTAAAGCCGCCGTCGTCAAAGTCTCGGCCAGTACGAAAATCTGACCATGCGCCATTATCGAGGGCATAGCGCATTCCTTCTGGTTTGCCGTCTGGTCTGGCACGGGAGATCATCAACCGCCACCCAGCCGCACGCAGTGCTGCAAGATTGCGCTTGTTGTGGGTGTGAGAGGCGTAGCAGATCACGGCTCGCCCCGCCGCCGGCGTGTCTTGACGATGCGCCCGGTGCGCGTGTCGACGACCTTGGTGTCGCCAGTCAGCGGCTCGGTAAGCTCCACCGTGTCGCCCCACGGCCCGGTGCGGGCGGCGGCGATGGCGGCGGCGATGATGTCTATCGGCCACGCATCGTCAGGAACCGGCTTGTCGTGTTTCCAAAAGATGTCCCAACCGAATGCAACGATAGTCCGGTACGTCTGCCGCGCCTGCGCCACGTCGGCATCGGATACTGTGTTCGCGTCCCACGGCCCGGTGCGGGCGGCCTCGCGCAGCCGGCGGGCGAGCACTTCGTTGATTGCCATTGCCGAGGTTTCGGCCAGGACATACCGAATGCGGTCGCGCTCTGTCCAAAGCGGCTGTTCGCGCACGGCATAGCGCCAAAGGTCCAGGCCGTGTTGGACATGCCCCGGGGCTGTAAGCTCGTGGTGAATCGCGGTGGCGAGGTCGCGCTCGGCGCTCATGGCGGTGCCGCCATCAGGAACGCGAGGCCCAGCAGCACCAGGCACACAACCAGCGGCGCGGCCGACAGCAGCAGCATGCCCGCGCAGAACCGCCCGGCAGCTGCCAGCACGCTCATGGCGCCCCGACTTTCTCGATCTGCGTTGCGGCGTCGAACAGCAGGCGGGCGGCTCGGGGGTTATCTCCGGCGGCTTCGAGATCACCGAATGCAGTCAGGATTGCTGCAATCATGTGCATGCGGTCGGAGAACGACTTGCCGGCACAGAAATTAAGGATGGCATTGCGGAACCGCTCGTCGAACTCGCTCATGCCGCGGCCCCCGTGGCGATGGCGTTAAACGTGCGCACGCCGTAGAGCCCTATGAGCACCGCTTCCGCGCGGCCGATGGCGTGGGCGCGGGTGATGTAGCCACGGCGCGCGGTCCACAGACCCGCATCCTCGGGCAAGAGGCGGCCGGCGCAGTCGAGCGCGAGGCTCTTGTCAGCAGCGATGCCGAAATGCCGTTTCCACACTCGCGGCGAGACGACTTCGTACGGCCAGCCGTGGCAGGCGGCGATTGTGCAGATCGCCATGTAGCGCTGGCCGAGCGCGAAGGCGCTGCTGGCCCCCATGCTGCGTCCGGCTCCGGCGAAGGGTACTTGCTTCTCGACCCACAGATGCCCGCAGCGGCGGCCGTCGAGCGCCGCCACGAGGTCGGTTGCGAGTTCGCGCACCCGCAGCTCGCCGGCTGACATCGGCATGTCGACGAGCGCGATGACACGGACGGTCTCGGCGTCGATGAATGCCAGCGCGCCATCGGCGCCTGGGTCTGCGCCGGCCACGATCACGGCCGACCCCGGCAGTTGTAGTTTTCGATGCAGTCCCAGCCCTTCGGGAAGGCCGAGCCCTGTCGGCACGCCATCGCGAGCGGCGGGTCGTCGGCGAGCCAGCGGCCCGAGCGGATCGCCTCGGCCGCCTGCTCGCACGTCGCGCGGCTGGTGGCGGCGACGGTCTCCTGCGGCCTGTCAGTGCCCCACGAGAGCGTCAAGACGTGCGGGTCGAAGGTCAGCACAAAAGCCAGCAGTGCCGGCAGCAGGATGCGGTGCCTTGCGTATTTGGCGGCGATGGCTTCGGCCATGAGCTCGTCCTGCGATGGCAATGTCCTGTGCTTGCGCTTCGCCCGCAGACGCTCCATCGCCACGGCAAGTGCGGTCGCTACGTCGGGTGGCGGTGGCGTCTGCATTGCGCAGCCGGGGCGGTGCACGATCTCGCCGGTCGTGTCGCGCTGCGGGCACTCGCACCCGGCGATGCGGGCCATGCGTTCGCGCCGCAGCTCTGCGATGCGCTCGGCGATGCCGCTGTCTTCGCAGGCGGGCTGGCGGCTCGTCATGCGAGATCGCCCCAGCCGCTGACGAGGTTGCGGCTGCGCGGCCGGCGAGCCCGTGGCGGCTTCGGGCTGATGTCGGCGGGCCACTCGGCGTTGCGGGGCCAATGCTCGCGGAAGAACGATTCGGCCGCCAGCAGCGAGCGCGTCGTCGCGTCATGCCCGGCGACGAGGCGGTTAAAGAGCTTGCCGTTCTTACACGCCCGTTCGCCGACCGTGCTCAGCGCCACCTGCTCAGCCTCGGCATAGAGGCGGGCCAGGCGCAGGATGTCGGGCGGGCTCAGCATGGTTAACGGTACGCGGAATCAACTCCGCATGACAAGCGATAACGGAATGTATTCCGCGCTTGCGGCAGCAAAGATGTCACAGAATACCGGAAAATATTCCGCTATTTAGATAATCAGGCGTAGGGTTATCTAGGGGTTATCGGGTCGGGAGCAGGGCGGTGGCAAAAGAGATGCTGTGGGATGACCCGGCGTTTAAGCGCCGGGTCCGGGCGGCGGCGAAGCGCAAGGGGATGACCCTGGTCGAGGCGCTGACTGCGGTGGGAGCGTCGCGGTATTACCTGGACAAGACGGTTGAGGATCGCGGTCTGAATACAGTCCTGAACCTTGCCAGACTGTTTGATGTTCCAGCAGCGGAACTGCTGGGGATCAGCCTGGATGCTCACGTTGAGCGAGAGCGGGAGAGAGCGCGAGAGCGAGAGCGGGAGAGAGAACGAGAGCGAGAGCGGGAGAGAGAACGAGAGCGGCGCCTTGTTGTTGTGGCGCGAATGATGGCGACGCAGCTGGTGACGCTCGTCTGCATCGCAGGCAAGGATGCGGAGGTTGACCCGACGGTGTTGATGGAACTGGTCCTGCGTGAGGTGGCCGCTCATACGAACGGCGCTAAGTCCCAGTAATCCACCGGATGCAGCTCTCGCTCGCCGTCCAGCGTACAGCAGATATAGCCGTCCCACTCCCCGACGACACACGGGTTCCCGTCGATGCCGGGGCGGAACAGGTATGGCCCAGAGGGCTTGCCAGTTTCAAACGTATCCCCGCTGATTTTGAGCGGTTCCGGCCATTGAGGCACCGGCTGCCCCCTGCTTCTGCTGGGTTTTTACGCTAACCCTGCCGGATGCTACGGGACGAATCGCCGCAGCTGCAACCCTTGTTTACCAATTCCAGACTGGAATAAATGCCGGATTAATAGACAGTGGATTTGAATCCGCGTACCGTCGCGATTGCGATGATTCGGGAGAGCACATTCCGCAAGCAAGGGGGCGATTCGCTGCCGCCACTGATCGCCGATGCGTTGGCCTTGCTGTTCTGCGTGCTCGGCCTCGCCGCGGGAATCGCGATGGCGTGGCTGGCGAGCTAGGGGAGGGGAGATGTCCGAGCTTATCGCGCGAGACGCACAGGGGCGAAAGATCGGGCGCAAGACCGCGCACATCGACATATGGGTCGAGCCCGAGCTGATCGGACGGATCGATGCTTGGTGTGATCGGCAGCGCGTCCCGCCGACGCGCAGCGCCGCGGTTGTCCACATGATCGAGGCGTTTCTGGAGGAGGAGGGCGATGCCTGACGAACAGATTCGTCTCAGCAAAGCCCAACGCTTGCGGGCCGAGGCGGAGAAAATCCGCCGCTCGGCGATGGTGTCGACGACCGGCGGGCATGGCATTGACCAAACGCTGCTGCTGGCCGCGGCGCGGCTGGAGCGGCAGGCCGACGAACTGGATGCGGCCGAGAGGCTGTTCGACCGCAACGGATGACGCGCCGTGATCGTGCTGATGTACCGGGTGATCGGCGCGGTGTATGGCGTGCTGTATCAGCCGCCGCGGCCCGCGAACGACAACCGCCGCCTGGGTCGGCGCAAGGGGTAGCGCGGATGTGCTTGCGGCGGCCCGCATTTAGTCGCACGCTCGCTGGGTGTCGATTTGAGGGGGACACAAAAGCAAAACCCCGGCGGTGAGCCGGGGTAAAGCATTCAGGGGGTCGTCAAACCCGTCCGCCGCTACGCGGGCAAGGATCATTGCTTGGCAGTTCTGATCCTGCCCCGATAGCAGCCAACGCGCAAGCCCTTTTGCGCGCACGGGCGGATTGCGCTCCCCGTTTGGGGGAGGCCACGTTAATGCGTCGCGGATCAGAATTTGGAGAAGGCCCGCGGATCCCGCTCGATCGGGAAGCCAAGGTGCGGATCATGCACGCGGGCCGCGCGCTGAAGCGCCGCACCGAGAAGGGCAGGCACTACGGTCGGCTGACCGGGAAGTTTATCGATGTGCTGCAGGCGCTGGTCTGGCTGATCCACGATGGCCGGAGCGGCCAGTGCAATCCGTCCTATGAGACGATCGCCGACAAGGCCGGCTGTGCTCGCTCGACCGTCGCGAAGGCGATCATCGCGCTGGAGGCCGCCGGCATTCTGTCGTGGGCGCAGCGGATCCGGCGGGTGCGCGAGCGCGTGCGGGACGAGCTGCTGGGCGGATGGACGTGGGTCTGGCGGGTGGTGCGAACCAGCAATGCTTACGTGTTCCGCGATCCCGGTGGCGGAAATGCAGCTAAGTCCGATTTTCGGACTGGACCCATAGATGATTTAAAAAAGAAAGACTGCTCGGCGATGCCGGCGGAGCTTGCGGCGGCTTTGGAGGGTCTAGGGAGGCTTGTAGAAGGAGCGCCTACATCGTGAAACGCCAGACATCAGGATGGGCCGGGTTGGTTGGTTTGCCGTGGCGCTGTCGTCGTGAGGGCGGCCGCCGGGCCCAGGCCAGTTCCGCAACGGGCACACCGAGCGCGCCAGCGATTTTCTGTAGATTCGCAGGCGTCGGGTAGCTCGTGCCTTTGAGATAGGCCCCGACGCGATCGCGGTTGCGAGCCACGTCGTAGCCACGGTCATCTTTGATGGTACCGAAGGCCCGGCGGGCTAACTCCGAGCAACTGATGTAGCCGGCACCGATCATGGCATCCATCAGCACGTTGGCGAATAGAGGCGGGATCGTCATCGGCATACTTGACCACACGCCGCGCACGCGACACAAGGGCTGCGGTTCCCCCGAACCGAGTAACCCAGTTCACGCGGGGGAACTATGGCGTACAACCTCACCGAGGCCGGCAATGCCGTCGGAATGTCGAAGAACGGCATCCTCAAAGCCATCAGACGCGGCGCGATTTCGGCGAGCCGTGACGGTGCCGGCTGGTGCATCGACCCAGCCGAATTGCACCGAGTGTACCCAGCAAAAGTAACCGAGGTGACGCCGGCTAACCCGGCCGATGTTCTTCTTGAGGAGGTGCGGGGCCGGCTGGCCGCGGCCGAGCAGACGATTGATGACCTGCGCCGCCGGCTCGACAGGGAAGGGGAGGAGCGCCGGCAACTGATGGCGTTGCTGGCGGATCAGCGCAGGTCGTGGTGGCGATTTGGCCGTTAAGCCGCCCCATCCGGGTCTATCAGCTTCCAGTACCCGGTCATTGAAGTGTGGAAGACGTTGCACTCGGCGCACTCAACCTCGCCCGTCTCGTACAGCCAGTGCACCTCGCAGCCGCAATCGCATTTCCAGATCCGCGGCTGTGGCTTTTCCCTCTTCTGAAAGGTCACCACTGTTGCCATAGCCGTCTCCTTCACAGCAGTACGCGATGCAGCAGCCGTTGCAGCCAGGACATGGCCGCGGCGGGTGTGCATCGGGGAGGTAGCCGGTGCCCGAACAAAGCTCGCAAATCATGGGATCCATCCGAAGAGCAGCGCGAGGACAGCCATCACCATCAGCGCGCCGCGCAGATCGAGGTTGGGAATCAGCATCGTGACGAGCAGGGCACCGGCAAAGATGATCGCGATGGTGAGGAAGCCATGTTGCCGAAGGTGGCGAAAGTCCACATCACCGCAGCAGCGGCGCAGGCGCCATGCCCGCGATCGCCAGGAGGAACCACACGAGAATTACGACAACGATCACGACCATCACGACCTGGACGAGGCGGCCGATGGGTTCGGGCAGCGGGATGAGAGTCTGGATCACATACCAGATCACGCCGACGATCAGCAGCAGGACCAGAAGTGTGACGAGCAGAGAGATCATGGCGCTCTCCTTATGGCACCGGCTCTAGGAGCCGCCGTCGCGCGCCTTCCCGCTGGCGCTTCTCTGCCCCGGTGTAGTCGTACCCGGCAGCCGGGTACGACTACAC